CTGAACGGCGCGGGTCGCGCTGAAGCTGATGCTGTTTTCACCGGGGCTGACCGTGAAGTCATTCGCACCCGTCCGCTTTGCCAGAACGCTTGTGTTCCCGATCCGGGCGCGGAGATAATACAGGCGGCCCGTCTGCACATGGTCAACAATCAGGGACTGGTTTCCGCCAAGGTTGACCCCTTCAAAGTTCATTGTCTGCCCGGCAACCGTCACAGAGACGTTCGGAATGGTCATGCCGCTTTTGTTCGTGACCGTGACCTTGGCTTCCGTCTTTGCGCTTCCCGGAACCGTGATGGTCATGCTTCCGCTGGAATTGATGCCGGAGGAAGAACTGATCTCTGTTTCGTCTTCCCAGAACGGAACAACATAAGCCCTGAAGGTGATCTGAAACTCTTTTGTATAATCCCAGAGGCTTCCTTCGCCCGGAGCCTGTGCCAGAACGACCCACAGCCGCCGGTTCGGTTTGTAATTGACCGTCAGCCATGCGCCTTCCATCGCGGCCGCCGCCCATACGTTCACGGCCTCAAGCACAGCCGCCCGCGCCTCAAGGTTGTCTTTGTGAACATGAATGGCAAACTTGACAACCATGTCAAGCGTGTCCCGCCGCCGGTTCGTGATCCGCTGGCCGTATCCCGCCGCGTTCGAAACGGCTGAAATGCTTTCCTTCCCGTCAGCCGGTTCAACGCTCTTGATCACAACCGCGTCATGCACTTCATCCAGCTGAATGTCGTTTAACGCAACGCGCCTCGCACAGATCATATCGTCACCCTCTTCACGCCATGTCTCTGGCAATTTGTTCACTCACATACGGGGCCACCAGATACCCGACAGACTGTCCGTCCATAATCACCCGGATGTTGCCGACGCCTTCACGGACTGCTGCCTTCATCATGCCAGGAACGGAATTGAAGTTGTTCAGGTCTTCCTGTGTCAGTTCGTTCTTCCCTGTCCACCAGTCAGCCGGAATCGCGCCGGATCCACCGTTGTTCAGCAGTTCTTCCGTCAGCTGGTTCTGCCGTTCGTAATATTCCATGATATCCTCAATGGAGGCCCAGTCAGGGAAGTATCCGTTTTCATCCGGTTCAACGACCACATGCTGAGGTTCTTCCGCGTTCTGTTGGTCTGTGTATTGCTCTGCCTGTCTCAGGATGCTGAAAATGCCGTTTTCGCCGAACCAATAATCAGCAGTGTTCTGTCCGTTCCGTTTCCAGTTGTCAACAATCCATTCAAAAAAGTTTCCGACATTGTCAGCCGCGTTTGTGACGCCGTTTTCGACGCCGATTTTTTTCAGTGTTTCCCTGAGCGGCATATTAAAAGCGTTTTTCTTTGTAACTGGCTTTTGCTCAACAATTTCCGTGACGGCTTCCTGCGTTTCCTTGTCTGCGTCAGGCAGCAAAGTCTCGCCAGCTGTCTTTGTCGGGTTTGTCATCCACTCAGGCCACTGGCCTTTAATGATGTCAATCAGGGCAGACACAACGGGGATGGCAAGGGCCACAAGACCGACGTTCATTGTGATCCCCGCAATGGCCGTCGCAATAGGCCCGGCCGCCGCCGTGATCGCGCTTGTGATTTCGCTCACCGTCACTGCCGCGCCTGTTCCGAGTCCTGCGCCAAGCCCCGCGCCTCCGCCGAAAATCCACCTCCCGCCGTTTTTAATGGTCAGGATGTTTGCGGCAAAAGCGGCAAGGTTCGCTCCGGCACTGACTATTTTCCCGGCAGCCCAGACCCCGATCAAAGCCTCAAAGCCTCTGACAACCGTTCCCCAGTTCTCTTCTTTCGTGAACCAGTCAAGCGCACTGACAACCTCGCCAAGAATTTTCCCGATGGTTTGCGCCGTCGTGTCATTGCTGCTTTGCAGTTCTTTTGCAAGTTCATCAAGAAGCTGTACACCTTCCCTGATGGCCTCTTTGATGTTTGTAAAAATCTCAATGATATTGTCTTTGATTTTCTGAAGCGCGGCGTCTCTTCCTGCGTCGTCTTCGGCTTTGAAATATTCGTCAAACGCTTCGATGATCTGCTGAAGGTTCCCTGTGATATTCAGTGAAATATCTCCGAACAGGTTGACCAGCGCATGATCCTTCAGGGCTTCCCAACTGGTTTGAAGTTGTGCAACGTTGATGGCAAGCTGGTTCGCCTTTTCCAGTTCTTCATCCGTCAGGCCAAGACCGCCGTTTTTCGCATCAAACTTCTGGGCGTTTTCCTGAATGTCGGCCCATGCCTTCAGCATGTCAAGCCAGCCTTCTTGTTTTGCGCCTTTGATGCCCATTTCCTCAAGGGCTTTTATCTGCTTTTTCGTGTCCATCTTGGACAAACTGTCCATGACGGCCATCGCATATTCCCACTGATCGGTGTATGCTTCCGCGCTAACCTGTGACGCTTCGGCAATTTTCTTCTGGTCACCGGTGACAATCTTTGTGACAAAATTGCTCAACCGGGAGAAGTCCTTTGCTTCTGCGTTGACGGCGCGATACCATTTCTGGATGTTCTCTGCGGAAGAGTCCCACATCGTCGCAATGTCCGTCCAGCTGTTCGCCCGCGCGGCCGTGTCCATCAGTTCTCCCCAGATCTCGCCGATGGCTTCCGTGATATGGTCAACAATGGTCATGAATGTGCTTTCAATCGCAGTGCTGATTGACGCGCCGACGTCCGCAATCTTTCCCAGACTGTCCGCAAAACTGTTTGCCGCGACAACGCCCGCTTCGGCACTGTTTTCAACGTCCTTCATGCCTTCAGCGACACTGTCAAGGCTGTTCCGCATGTTGGCAAGTGTTGCGCGGGCTTCATTCAGCTTTTGCTCCCACTTGGCAACGGCCTCTTCGTTGTCCCCGTACTTTTCTTTGACTTCGTCTTGACAACCTTTTCCTGTTCCTTGATCTGTTTCTGAAGGCTTTTAGTCCTGACTTCGTTCTTCTGCTGTGCGGTCGCGTTGTTACCGAGTTCGGCTGTCTCGGCCTTCAGTTCACTTCTGAGGGTCTTCAGATTCCGTCTGGCTTCTGCCAGCGCGGAGTTATATTCCTTTTCACCCTCAAGTTCAATCCGTTGCCTGATCTTGCCGTCTTCAGCCATCTGTCACACCTCACAAACCAAGTTGTCTGCCGATCTTGCCGCCCATCATCCTGACGTCATATTTCAGCCTGATCACATACATGTCCCGGATAAAACCCGGCAGCATGCGCCGGGCCTTGTCAACGTCGATCCCGGCTATAAGGCCGTATCCGTAATATTCACGGACGCGCGTCTCACGCCGGTTCTTCAGTTTTTTGATTCTATTTCATCCAGATATTCGTCGTGAACTTCGTCGTCCGCTTCGTTCCCGCCGGTCGTCTCGCTTTTCATGCCTTCATTGACGGCCGCGCTGATGGCTGCGGACACCTTCTGAACATTGCAATGTCTGATTTCTTCCCCGGTCACATTTTCCGGCAGATCCATTTCGTTCCTCGCGCTGTTCGCAAGAATTTTGAACATGATCCGCAGTGTCTTTGCGACGCTCAGGTTTCCGTTCCCCGTCAGGGAGTCGAACATGGCCCGGATACCTCCGAACTCTTCTTCAACCTGTTCCATCGCGTACATGTCGAAACGAAGCGGGTATTCTTTCCCCTTGATTGTGATGCTTGCCATTGTCTCCTTCTCCTTTTTCTCCTTTGTAAAAAAGAGGGGCGGAAGAACAATCCTGCCGCCCCGGTTGCCTCATCAGGTGATTCCGGCCTTGCCGTTCAGCCAGGTGCGGGCGTCCGCTTCGCTGTTTTTGCGAATCGTTGTGTAATAGATGGTCTTGCCGCCAGAAGTCAGCTGCACTCCAACGGCCGCGCCGTTGAGCGTTTCTGTCTGGAAGTCCACCGTCTCGCCCTTGGTCTGGGTGCTGTCGGAATCCTTGCCGAACTGGATCTTGTAAATCCAGTATCCTTTGTAAGTGATTGCGCCTTTGAAGCGTTCCTTGCGGATGAATCCGACACCCACAAACGGGGACGCCTCGTCAGTCACATTCAGTTCGCCGGTCACCGCGCCGTCAGCATAACCCAGAAGGGCTTTTTCAAGCGCGTCCGTCATGTTGGACAGTTCCAGCGAAAGAGAAATGCCAGACATGCTGTTCTCGCGGTCAATCTTGTGGTCGTCCGCATAAAACGGCGTGTCAGTGCGTTCTTCCGTCAGGTCTGCGCGGATCATATAGTCATCCAACTTCACGCCGGTTCCGTATGAGATCGCGCCGCCTTCACCGCCGGAAGTGTAGGGAGCATAGGTCAGCCCCTTGATCCCGATCTTCGCCATCTTGCTTTACCTCACTTTTTTAGTTCTTCAATGCAAAGGTTGAATTGATACTCCATCACGGAAAGAACCCGTGGTGTGATCTGCTTTGTCAGACTGTTGATATAATTGTCCTTTTTCCGCTTGCTCTTCCCGGTCACGACGTTGTAATACCCGTTGATGATGATCTTGTTCTTTAGTTCATTGGACACCCCGCGCGGGTCAGTCCCTTGCGGATAAATGTCCACATAACTTCTGTCAAGGTCTTCATGAACGTCTGTCTGTGACACGGAATCCCTCATGTATCCGTGAACCACATGATGCCGTTGCTCAATCGT